TATTGATCGTGTTTGGAATCTCGACTAAATTATTAGTCTCATTAATTATCTTAATATGAAGTTCTGATTTTTTGATATTATCAATTTTAAAATCATCAATCATCTTAAGTAAAAAATCTGAAACCTTTTTATCTAATTTAATATTTAAATTATCAAATGAAAAGGTTTCTTGCTTTGAAAAAATATTCTTGTTGGTTAGAACTGAATTAGGTTTAAATAACTCAAATTCAGATTGATCAACTTCTAAGTTATCAGTATTTAAAAATCTGATATGTTTCGGTATTTTGAGTGAACTATTTATTTGATGTTTGTGAAAAATATCACATTTATTACTGGAAATAATCTTTTTTAAATTTTTTACTATAAATATTTGATTCATTTTATTTTCTTGAAATTACTATATTATATATTGTTTAGAACTTTACGTCTTGAATTTGCGTCTTAATTTGAAAGCAAATTTAGAAGGTAAAATTTAACTAAATTGTTACATTCAGATATATTTGGCTCTTATTATTATATAAAAGCTATTGATTCTGACTATTTATATTTGAAATAAGCTCTTGTCTTTAATTGTTAAGACATAAAACTCCTGAAGATCTTAATTATTAACTCTTCCTATAATTAAGAATATGGTATACTAATATATTATACTGTAGGTCCTTGAGCAAGATCGAAACCGCTGTCAGACATTAAGTATTAACAATACTTTTTATGTATAGCTCGGTAGAGTTGAGCCATTTAACAAGCTAGATCGCAACTCCTAGCAGAAACAAAATAATTTTAAACTAAACTACCTATCCTTTAGGTTTGTGTAAGTTTAACGCACTACAAGACGCCGTACACTTAACGGTACCAAAAAATACACCTTAAAGTTTTAAGATGCTCCGATTGGTTTCGGGGATTCCTAGTTCCCCAGCAATATTATGTTAAATAATATCACTTCTTAATTTGAAAATTAAGATCTTCAGCCGCTTTAGATTTGTTTGAAACAAATCAAGGTGAGTGTATCTTTTAAGAATCGAATTTAAATTTTTTATTACACTAAGTGTACTTAAAAAGTTTCTATAAATTATAAAAGAGTTGTAAATTTATCTCGTAGAGATTGTAACTCCTTATTTCTAGCTTTATCTAAACTAGCTCGTTTCAAGAAGCCAATTATTGAATTAGATAATCCATTCACATTAGGTGTTTCAACCTTTTCTGTTGGAATAAGTGAATCAATAGTTATAAATTGGTGAGATGAATATTCATCAACCAGGTTTCTTGCTCTTTCAATATCACTAGATGTTGATTTAAGACTAGAAATATTTTGATCAATATCAGAAAATTTAGATCTGATTTCATTCTTCAAAGATTGTACTTTGAAATGTTCTTTAAAGAGAATCGCCATAATTGAATTAAATAATGGGGTTTCAATTAAAAATTTTTGGTTCTTAATTATAGTAACGATTTCATCAATAGATGAATCTGCAGATAAATTAACTTTTCCAAAAGCAAGGTTTTCTCCTTTAAATATCGACCTAAGCTCTTTAAAGCCTAAATCAGATAAAACAGAAATTATAGATTTCTCTATCTGTGCTTCTTGAGCTGCAAGTCTCCTGTATAATCTTGACTTTAAATACAAGATTGTTGATTCATTTGTCAAAGTTGTTTCTTTAAAAGTTTTAAGTAGATAATATACAATCTTTGAATTAAAGACTGTTATTAGGTATTCTTTGGCTAAGCCTAAACCACCTAAAGTTTTATCTGCATATAAATAGACAAATAAAGATTCAATGACTTCATCTAATTTACGAACTGATCCGCTTAATTCATCTTCGATGATAAGCTTATTTCTTATATTAATACTCTTAATAAAATAAAGTATTAATTCATCGAATCTAAATGATATATTAGATTTTAATAAAGGAGTAATTAACTCGTAAATATGCAAATCAGGTTTTTGTAAAAAACTCACAAAAACTCTTGGTGGAATTGGTCTAAAAGAATGTCTTCCAACACCAATAATTTTAAGGTATTCAAAAAATGTTGAATTATCTTTATCCACTTTTGAAGACAGGCACTTATTTAAATTGATTGGCATATTAAGATCATTTAAAATCTTAGTATACTCTTCAAATAATATTCTAGATGATTGAACAACATCATCTCCTACAACTTGGAATTTATGAATTCCATTTGGATTAACATTATATGCTCTTATTTGAGCTATTCTATTAATACAATAATTACCTATGTGCATTACAATCCAAGATGATTTAATCCCCATAGGTTGCCCAACTTCATATCTACAGGTTTCATTTGATCCTGGAATATTAAAATCTCTATCAGAGACAATTCTAGACCAAATTTTTCCTAAACCTGATATACCTGTTG